ACGCCGCGGCGCTGCAGCCAGGCCACCATGTCGTCGCGCTTGAAGCGGCGCAAGGCGTGCTCGCGCCCGCATACCCGCCCGGCGCCGTGCACGGTGGAGTTCAGCAGCGCCGTCGCCTGCGCGCCCGCGACGCCTTCCAGGATCACCGCGTCGTCGCCCATCGAGCCGCCGACGAAGCCGCGCTGGCCAGGGAAGGCCGGCGTGCAGCCCTTGCGCACCACCCAGGCAGGCGCGCCCGCCACCTCCTCCCGCCAGGCGAAGTTGTGGCGGTTGTGCACCTCGTCCACGGCCCGCGCGCCGAGAATGTCCAGCACGGTCGCCGCCACCCACTCACGCCCGGCATGGGCGTAGCGGCCGGCGAGCTCCATGGCGGCCAGGTAGGCGCGGCCCCGATCGGTGTCCTGGTGCAGCAGCGTGGGCGGCACGTTGTTGCCCTTGATGCCGCCACCCAGCATAAGGTAGATTTTAGTTACTCGGTCGCCCAATCTGTGCGAGCCGAAATGGATACCGATCCACACCGGGCTGTCCTCGGCCGCCATGTCGGGCCGGGCCTCGTGGAACAGGTCCACGTAGTGGCTGCCCGCGCCCACCGTGCCGAACTGCTTGCGGGCCCTCGGCAACATATATGTGACCTCGGCCGCCTGCCAGGCAGCCACATCGTCGAATAGCGCGTGTTCGATGGGCACGGCGTTGGTGCGGGCCTCGCCGAACGAGATGCGGGCACCGATCGCGTCCAGCACCTCGCCCACGCGGTCCTTCACGGCGCCATAGGTCATGTCGGTGCGAACCGCCAGATTCCCGCAGCCGATGTCGAAGCCGACGCCCAAGACGCTGACGTGCTCGCGGTATGCGACCACGCCGCCGACCGGCTGCGAGTAGTCAAGGTGGCCGTTGGCGCAGATCGCACCGGCCACGGCGTCGTCGTGGTCAAGGCAGCGGGACAGCTGCGCCACGGTGTTGGCCCTGTGGGTGCCAACAATGGTCGGCACCACCACCGCACCGCTGCGGGGCGCCATCAGCTTGCGGGCGGCTTCCTGTAGGCGCGCGATGGCGGCCGCGTCGCCGCGGCTAAGCATCGCGACTTCGGCGCGCGGCCAGCCGAAGCTGTGGATGGCAAGCTTGAGCATGGCCAGGCGTACGCCGGCCAGGGCGGCCGACACGGTCGTCTGGAGGTCCATGATACGATCCTTGCTGACGCCCAGAGGGGCGCAGCGACATAGAAGTCAGGTGGAGAGTGAGGCCTTCCGTGCGCGAAGCACGATCGGCATCCGGTAAGGCAATGGCGAAGCTGGAATCAGCATCTCGGTTGCCTCGATGTGCGGCAGTGTTTCCACGCCGCGCAAGGATGGGCTTGCCGTCCGGTCAGGCACGTCTGCGCGCTGGTCTGCATCGTCTGCCTCCTCTGGCAAGAACCTCGATGCGCGCTCGATATCACTCTGCGATGCGGGAATCCAGTGGTCCGTTTTGTCTTGGCGGCGCTGCCGCCCCGGTTGCTGCGATCTCGATCGCCGCCATCTGCGCTGCGTCCTGCGCGCCACCCGACTTGGCGACGCGGCGGGGATCCGTGTCCAGCGACAGGCCGGCATCGTCGAGCACGGCGTTGGCCTCACGGATCATGTCGACGACCTGGCGGAAGTCGTAGCCGAACGCCCCGGCCGCCTCCGGCTGCGGCACGAAACCTGCCCGCACCTGCGCGATCAGCGCCGTGGTATCCTTCAGCGGATCGATCATCTCGTGAGCGGGCGGCACGTGGCTGACGCCGTCCGGCATATCCCCGCCCCAGCGGCCCAGCAGCGCTCCCTGGGCATGGAAGCGCTCGGCCACGGGGCGGACCAGCATCGGGATCAGCATGCCGTACTGCACCTGCTCGCACAGCCGGCGGAACTCGATCTTGCCTGCGCGCAGCGACGAGTAGTTGGCCTGGGTCAGGTCCCCCGACACCTGGTCGTAGGTCAGGCCTGCGCCGACGGCGGCCGCCTCCAGCGCGCGGCGGGCGAAGGCTGCGTGGCTGCCGCCGCCGGATGGGTTCACAACCTCCACACTGCCCACGCCGCGCCGATACAGGATCATGCCCGGCTCGAAGGCTTCCACGGTGCGGCCCTGGGCGTCCTTGAGCAGCCCCGCGGCAGAGCCAGTCAGCGTCTCGTCCCCCTCGTCGGAGACGACAGCCGCCAGGCACGCCTCGATCTTGGCTTTCATCAGCAGCGCGGCCTCGTAGTCGCCGAGGTCCCGCAGCCGCGTCATTACGGGCGCCAGCCAGGACACATCCCGCAGCTGGCCAGGCCGGCGCTTGCGATAGACGTGCAGCACATCCCTGGCCGGGACCGGGTCGCTGGTCAGCGTCCAGCCCGGCAGCAGCCACGACGCGCCGGGGTGATGGCGGAACAGCCAGTAGGCGACGGGCTCGCCGGCATCGCCCAGCGCGATGCCCTGCAGCGTCGGCCGGCCGTCCACGATGCCGGTGCGCGCCGTGTCCAGATGGTCGCTCTCCAGCACCTGCAGCCTCAGCCCGACCGGGTTGGCCGGCGTGATATCGGTGGGGAGCAGCCGCACGAAGCATTCACCGCTTTCCACGACCGCACGCATGACCAGCGCCTGCAGGCCGTAGAGATCAAGCCTTCCCTCGGCGTCACATGCGGTGCTGTCGGCCCAGCGGCGCCAGGCGTCGGCATGCGGCTTGTCCGGCCAGCGGGTGGTGATGCCGGACCCCACGGCGTTGCCGGTCCAGAGGTCGACGATGCGCGTAGCGTAGGGGTCGTTGCGCACGGCGTCGCGGGCGCGCCGCGCCACCGTCGCCGAGGCCGCGCCCACCTCGACGTTGGCGCTGCCCGCCGACGGTGCCCAGGATGCGGAGGCGCGCAGGTCCTGGGCGGCCGTGTAGCCGCGAAAGGCCTGCCAGGCGTCGCGCAGGCGCCCCATCACCCGGTGCCCTTCCTGGAGAAGCTGGCCAGGGTGATGCTGGGCCGTCGCGCCGCGGCGTTCTCGGCGCCATAGCCAGCGGCCAGCGCGCGCGCGATCTCGTCCAGGCTGCGATACTCGACCGAGCGGCCATCGATCGACACGCGCGTGGTGCCGCCGGTGAAGGCGTCCGCCAGGCCACGCCAGCGCGAGCCGGCAGGCTGGGCCAGCGCCCAGGCCAAGACTGTCGGGTCCATCATCATGCTCCCTCAGCGCAGCCAGCCGGTCCGGGGCGACAGCCATCCGTTCGGTCGTGTGGTGGCGGTGGTCAATGGCGATGCCGTTGCAGCCATCGGCTGGATCGGTGCTGGTGCCAGTGGCGCATCCGCAGCCTCGTCGCGCAGGCGCTGCCAGAAACGCTCGCCGTATCGATCGGCGCCCAGCAGCCACAGCGCCGCGCGCGCCAGCACCGCGCAGTCCAGCGCCTCGTTGCGCTCCCTGAGCTTGGCCCATTCCTGCCGGGCAAAGCCACGGCGATCCTTCGTCGTCCGCAACTGCTCGGCGACCACCTGCTTGATCCACTCGACCTCGATCGCCCGCGGCAGGTGCACCCAGCCGGGCGGGAACTCCTCTGCATCCCCCCGGCCCAGCCAGAGGCGCCGATACAGGTCGGCCTTCCAGGTCGAGACCGAGACGGTCCACAGTTTCAGCCCGCGCCGCAGCTTCTGGCCGTTGACCAGCGCATCGACCGGCGTCGGCCCCTGCACCGGCTGCGCCCGGTTCCAGCCATCGATGCCCTTGGTGGGCGCGATCCTGGGATCCCGGAGCCGTCGCAGATGGCCATAGACCGCCGCCGTGTCCCGGCCACCGGTGTCGACGCAGAGCTTGGCCACCCGCATACCGCCGCCAGCCTGGCGTGGCCAGTCGCGTGCCAGCAGCGTGGCCAGCGCGTCCCAAGCCTCCCGCTCGCGCGGGCTGCCCTGGATCACCACGTGGTCAACGAGCCAGGAGGAGAACGCCTCGGCCCAACCCCAAATGTCGCATTCCAGCCGGTCGTCCTGGACGTCCACCCCCGCGGTGAGCACCAGCGCGCCGGTGGGCACGACGGCCATGGGGAAATCCTCGCGGCGCTCGACCAGGCGCTCCCAATCCGGCGCCTCGCCCTGCTCCTGCCAGGTCTCGCCCAGCACCGTGTTCTTGAAGGTCTTGAGGTCCTCGGGCTTGCCCTGGGCGGACTCCCAATCCCGCGCGATCTGCTCCCAGGACAGCCAGCCGACCGGCGAGTAGAGCGCCGAGATGTGGAACCCCACCGTGTGCGGATCGCCCGCCACCGCCGTGGGGCGCCATGCGCCGCCGGCGAGCATGGCGGTCTTGTGGTGCTCCTCGATCGCGCCGTCGCAGGCCTCGCAGCGATAGGCCACCGTCTCGGGCTGTCCCTTCTCCCAGACCAGCCGCTCAAAGCGCAGCCATTGCATCTCCCCGCAGTGCGGGCACGGGACAAAGAAGCGCCGCTGGTCCGACGCCGCATACTCGCGCTCGATGCGGCTGCGGCCGGCGATGGTGGGGGTCGAGACCAGGAAGGCTTTTCGCCGCCAGCCAAAGGTCCTGGCCCGCGCCTCGGCCAGCGCGATCGGGTCGCCCTCGCCCTCGACGTCGCCCGGATAGGCGTCGATCTCGTCGAGGAACAGGAACCGCGCGGTCATCGAGCGCAGGCCGACCGCGCTGTTGGCGCCGGTCAGCACCAGGATGCCACCGGGGAATTCCTTCGACAGCAGCGTGTTGCCAGAGTCTCGGGCGCGGGCGGGGGCGACCCGCTCCCGCAGTGCTGGTGTTTCTTCGACCAGGGGGTCGATGCGCTGGCGGCTGAAGCGCTTGGCCAGTTCGACGGTCGGCTGCACCGCCAGCACCGGTGCCGGCACGTGGTGCAGGATGTAGCCCAGCCAGCAGTTGCCCCCTTCGCTCGCGCCCACCTGCGCGCCTTTCATGAACACCACGCGGCGGGCCGGGTGCACCGCCGACAGCGCGTCCATCACGTCGCGCAGGTAGGGCGTGCGAGACGTCCGCCAGGGGCCAGGTTCCGACGAGGCCCGACTGCTGAGGATGCGATGGCGATCGGCCCAGGCAGAGACCGTGAGCTGCGGCGGGGGGCGGAGCATGCCGCCAGCGCGACGGCGGACATGATCACGTGTCCGGGCTGCGATCTCTGATGCCGGGGGGATCGAAGCGATCGGCCGCCTCCGTCAGCAGATCGGTGATGTGGCTTTGCAGGATCGTCTGCAGCAGGTGCGGGTCGACGCTCAGTTCCGCGGCGATCAGGCCGGCCACGCGGGCAGGCCAGTTCAGCAGCGCATCGCGCATCGCCCCCGCGATCTCGTCGATCGCGGTGTTGGCGGCGGCCACGTCCAGCAGCCGGCGCTTGTCGGCATCGAGCGCCAGACGCTGCGCCTCAACCTTCAGCGCGAGCTGCGCGACCTTCAGCCGGGCGAAGGGCGTGCCCTCGGCACCAGCACCGCTGGCCAGCGGGGAACGGATGGGGTCGGCGGTCTCCACCATCCGGCGACGGGTCTTGTCGATGTCCCACGTGCCGTCTGGCTCGCGCGCGATGCGGCTCGACTGCTCGGCCTTGCGCAGCGCCGTCTCGGTGACGCCGATGCGGCGGGCTGCCTCGCGGGTGGATGTGGTCTCCGGCATAACGGCGCCTCAGGCTCCCATCGCCCAGGCGCCCTGCGTTGGAGCGTGACCAGATTTCTTCGCGCTGCGCTGTCGGTTTCTCGTGGGATTCAGGATGCGCAATGTGCATCATCGCTCCCGCGTCAGTGGAGCAGCAGCATGTCGCCCAAGGACTCCAGCAAAGACCCAGAGAGAATGGTAATGGCGACCGCCAAGGCGATGGCGCTCGCCGAACATAGCTGCGGCACGCCGCGCATGGTGAAGCTTTACGTCGACGATGCGCGGCAGGTGCTCCTGGACATCGCCAAGGCTGGCAAGCGCGACAAGTGGAGCTTCGACGAGTTGGTAGTTGCCCTCGATCCGCCAAAGCCCAAGGAGAACCGGCGGGAGAGGCACGAGGGCCCGCCGCTACGCGGCGAGCCCTGACCGATCCGGCGTGGCGTCAGCCGGCGATGCGATAGACCGTGTAGGACCCCCGAGCACCTTCCTTGTTCGGCCCGACCTGGCGGACGCGCTCCAGCACCTCGACCGTGTGGCCCTTCTTCTTCAGGCCGGCGAAGAACCCGCGGACCGTGTGCGTGGCCCAGCCCATGGCGTCGGCGACCTGTGCGACCGTGGCGCCCTCGGGCCGACGCAGCATGGTCAGCACGGCCTCCTGCTTGGTGCCCTCGCGCGGCTTGCGCGGGGTGCCGGCGTCGCGGACCGGCTTGCCGGCCAGCGCAGCGCGCAGCGTCGCCATCGGTCCTTCCAGCGCGCCGATCATGTCCGTGTCGCGGTTGGCCTCGTCGTCCCAGGCCGCCAGTACCGCCGCAGCGACCTCGCGCAGGCTCGCGCGCGGGG